GTATCAGTCCCTGCCATCCTGTCAGTAGGATCAATAGCACCTGTCGAAGTCTGAACCATCTGCTGTAATGCAGCAGCCTGATTAAATGTAATCTGACTTACCTGACCAAAATTGAAAGGCTGTAAAGACTCAGCAGGATTACCATTCGTCCTGATCGTACCTCCAGGTCTTACATGTAATTGCTGCGCTCTTGGAACCCTAGATGCATCCATTGCTAACATAGGGTGTATAGTCAGGGCTAATGCATCGATTCTAGCCCGTATTTCAGCGTCTAACGCCTTTTGTGAGTTATAGGCCTTCTCACATATGCCCCTGCCCCAGAAACGGCTAGGAACGATGTCAAATGGAAAGGCAACAACAGGGCGATCCTGCATCATGTAAGGATTCTCTTCTGCTTTTAAAAGAACATCCTTGTTCGCTATTACGACAATTGCTTCAACGTAATAACTATCTCCCTCAGTTTTTTCATCTTTTAGCTCATCAAGCAGATGACGGGGGACCAAACCATAGTAAGTTGTTTTTCTAGCCTTATTTTCTTCATACATGCTTGATTCAGTTGGATCAGCCAATAAATCAGTATTGTACGAAGCGTTGGTAATATCCCCTTCTAGGTAAACACCTTCCTCCTGAAGTATCTCTAACTGGTGTTTGGGTACAAATTCATCAATGGCAACACCCAAAGCATCATCAATACTTGAGGCGCAAGGGTCTATTAGGAAATTTTGGGGTAAAACAGAGCGCAATCTGACAACATTCCTGTCTCTGACTCTTACACCTACCTGATTTAACTGCCCTTCCATAACAGGTTCGGTAGCAGGGGACATCTCTTTTTCATCTGTTAAGGTGATTTCACCAATACCTGTGCCAAAAATAGCTGAATTCAGGATGCATTCAGACAATTCTTTACGAATCTGGTGCTTGCTGAAGTCTTCGTAGAGCCTTTCCCTTAATAAAACGACATCAGGACGGGGATCACCTATGTCATCTTTGATATCAAACCATCGTCCACGACCAAATGTTGCCTCTTCAATCTCTGCAACAGTGGATTCTACGGCTTGTTGGGTAGCTGGTGAGACGATTCTTGAGCGTTCCGACTCCCTAGTCTTATCCATAGGAGACCATTCACCACGAAAAATGCGGTAATACTCTTCAAATCGTTTTTTATAATTGCTTTCAAAGTTGTTTCTCCACCCATCACAGGTAGAAATAACCCAACTTTCCAGCGTTTCATCAAATAAATCGTAATTATCCATGCTAATACCCTGCTACAGCGTCAACATATTGATAATCTTCTTCCTCAAAGTCTACATCATAGGCTATTCTAGCCATTTGGTCTATGTAAGCAAGACTATCAATCAAATCATCATGCACTAACGGGTTGGGAAACTGAAAAAGTTGGTCAAGAAGTAGTGTATTCCACGGCCCCTTGTTAAATTTTAACATTCCCTGCTCAATTCTACCCTGCAATGCCCATATTATCCTGTCTGTTTTCTTCTGATTGCCGTGTGTAAGCTCTTCAATCCTGAAAAACTTCTGATTTTTCTTCATATTTTCCGAAATATACGGCAAAACAGCGTTTTTCAAGGCTCCTTTTTCAATTCCTACCGAAATAGGGCGATATTTACTCACTGTATCAAAGATTTTACGTGCTGTTTCTTCAACACCCCACCTGCCATGTATGATATCTGCTACCCACCAGCCATCTGTATTCGCTTTTACCACGGAAATAGCCGTTTCATCAAGCCATTTCGTCTTTGTCTTCACCTTATTGGCATCTGCAAACCCTGCAAGGTCAATAGAAATGTAATATTCACCATTATTTGGCTCTTCTTCATCAAAAATAATGTCCTCTTCCTTGAATAATTCACTCGCTTGGGCCTCAAAAGAGGCTAAAAACTCCTGACGGTAGGAATAACGGCTCATAGAGCGTTCAGCAGCAGCAATTTCCTTGGGATCGAGTAAAGGATTGTCAAAAGAAGTGAAATGATAGCCAGTAAAGTCATCATCATCACCAAGATTGGCGTAATTGTAGAGTTCATAGAAGTGATTACGGCCAATTGGTGTACCAATAAACAATGCATGGCCTTTCTGGTCAGTCAAAGCAGGTCTTAATATCTGCTCCCACACCTCAGGCTTCATATCCGCATACTCATCCATACACAGATACTTCAAACTTACACCACGCATCGTCTCAGGCCTGTCAGCACCCTTCAAAGCAATCATAGTGCCGTTTACCAGCCTGATCTGTAGATTATTGACATGACTGCTATTAATAACACTGTGACCCAACTCCAATAAGAGATGCCACATGATATCCCTGGCCTGACCCTGAGTCGGTGCAACATAAAACACCTGACCACTCTTGTCATTCAAACCATGAATAATCAGATTCCAGGCAGCAAGACGGGACTTACCAGTACGCCTACCAGCAGCAATCACCTTAAATCGTGTCTCATCCTTGAACACTTCCTGCTGCCAAGGCAATAACTCAACCTTTAAATCAGCCATACACCCACATCACAGGCACATCCCTCGTATCAACGTGTACAAACGTCTTAGCAACACCAATACCCGTAAATCCCAACCTCAAAGCCTGTTTGACAACATAAAACCTCTGATGACCACCAGATACCCTGATATCAGCCGCTATACCATGACAATGCATTCCAGGCTCCTCCTTCCTAGCCTCTACAGGATGAGTTGGATCACGATACCCAGAAGTAATAACAAAGGGAAAACCACAAGCCTCCCTCAAACGATCAAGTTTATCAATAAAACCACTCTCAATCTCATTATTACCCGTATGACTACAGGCAAACTCATCACGACTGAAATACTTAGCCACTTACCACCTTCTCATCCTTAATACCCGTTATATTAATATTAATCGATGCCGTAGATCCAGCTAACTTATCCTTCTCAAAATAACTTGAATGCAATATACGGTCAGTCAAGATACGCCATGCCTGCGCCTGATGAGCATGTTCATCATCCAATGCAGCATCATATATCTTCTCCAAAACCAATCGACTCTTCGGACTAGCCAACATCCTATGACGATACTCATTAATAATAGCAGCATCACCCTTCTTTGCAGGTAAACCTAACTCCCCCTTCCTAGGCCTACCCCTCTTACGCTTTACTATGCTCATCTGACCTCCCTTGTATAGTGTGGGGTACATACATATATACGCAGCCGCGCTGTCCCACCCCACCCCTGTTTTTCTGTACAGTACTGGATAAATTCACACTGTTTTTCTATCCAGGTGGACATCCATA